ACTTGGCCCCGCGTGCCGAGTCGCTTGCTTCATTTTCCCCATCCCGACGCCAATCTCGCCACATGACAGAACCTCTGTGTGGGGATTACGTGGGGAATTGCGTGTCGAGTGGGTGGGCGTGGAGGGGGTGAGAGACGTAGGCGTAGACCTCGAGGGTGAGTCTTGCAGTCGCGTGACCGAGGAGTGCTTGGGTGGTGGTGACGGGTGTCCCAGCTGCCAGGAGCAGGGCAGCGTGGACGCGACGGAGGTCGTGGATGCGGCAGCGGGGGACACCAGCAGCATCGCAGAGAGCATGGTGGAGGCGAGACAGGTTGTCGCGGCGGACAGGGGAGCCGGTGCGGGTACTGAACAGGAGCTGGTCAGCGTGACGAGTTGCTTGGAGGCGGCGCTTGATGAGTTGCTTGGCGAGTTGCGGGAGCGGGATGGAGCGGAATGAGGTGGCGGTCTTGGGTGGGCCGATGTGAGCAGTGCCATTGACCCAGGTGACGTTTTGGCAGATGGTGAGGTGGGAGTCGGTAACATCACAGGGGCGGAGGCCGAGTACCTCACCGATGCGGAGGCCAGTCAGGAGAGCGAGGGCGAGGACATCGGCATGGTGCGCTGAGGGAGCAGGAAGCTTGCCCTCGAGGGCAGCGAGGCACGCCTCGAGGTAGGCCTGTGCCTGCTCTCGCGACCAGATGGTGCGCCGGGTGCGCTCTTGGCGAGGCAAGGTGACGCGGGAGACCGGGTTCTCGGTGAGGAGACCGAGGCGGACTGCTTCCTCCAGGCAAGTGCGGAGGGTACGGAGGCGCTGGTGGATGGTGGCTTGTGAGAGACCTTGTTGTCTCCAGGCGAGGATGACCTGGCGCAGTTGCAGCGGTGTCAGCTGCACCAGAGGCACGGTGCCGATGGCACTGCACCAAGCATCTAGGCAGCGCTGGTAGGTCGCTGCTGTCGAGGGACTCCAGGAACCGAGTGCCAGGTACTCCTGGCACCAGGCTGCCAGGGTGCGGTGGTTTGTGGCGATGAGCTGTGCCTGCTGGTGTGCCTCAGCAGCGGAAGCACCATAGGCATAGCGGGTGCTGCCATCGGGCAAGCGCACCTTGCAGCACCAGCGACCATCCTTGCGCTGGAACGGTTTCCCGATGCGGGTGGACATGTCGTATTTCCCTTGACACCATGACACCAACCGATTCTGGCGTCGTGACGGGGATTCCGGAGGACCTTCCAAGCCGGTTGTCGCGGGTTCGAGTCCCGTCTCCCGCTCCAGAATCCCAGTCATGACGCGGAGTCAGTATAGCACACGGGCCCCCACGAGGGGCCCTTTCTGGTGTCACTGGTGTCACTGGTGTCAGCTGGCTCTGGTGTCTCTGGCATGCTGGTGATGCCTGATTCTGGAGCACAAGCCAACCTGGTGCAGTGCCTCCAGAGCTGCACCAGGTGCTCTGCCTGCAGCACCAGGAGCCGGGTAGTCCGGTGTCAGTGGTGTCAGTTGGATACGAAGACGGGCTCCGTAAGGAGCCCGCGATGTGGCGAGGGTTCTGGTTCTGTGGACTCGTAAGTCCGGTGCATCAGGCCTCCGCGTCGAAGAGCTGCTGCTCAAGGTCAACGCGGATCATGAACAGTGCTTCCTCAGCACCCCGAGGCCAGATGCCGAGTCCCTCGGCAGCCAAAGCAGCTGCGAGGAAGGCGACATCGTCCTCTGCGAGGAGAGGCAGCAGCCCCTCAGGGAGTGTCTCCTCGAGAGCAGCTTGTGCCTGTGGCACCTGCTGTGCTGCTTGCGTAGCCAGGTGTTCCCGTGTCGCGGCGTCCTCGAGGCCGAGGATGTCCGCGACAATTGCGACAGCGGTAGCTAACGACTGCTCCATTGTTCCCCTTTTCGCATCAACGATACACCAGGTGCCCTCGCTCCTACTAGTCGCAGTTACCGAAGGGCGCTGGTTGTGTCGCAATTCAAGTGTCGTTGCTTCCGACACCAAAAGACCGGCGCCAGACCGCGTCGGTCTCGGTTTCTTGTTCTTGTCACTTCACTACTCGAAGCGACAACGTGGGCAGGTGCCCTCTTCGAGAGGGCCCACTTCAGCAACTGCCCACAGGTACCCGGGAGCGAGGTACTCCCAGGTACCGTCGCAGTGGGTGCAGCGAGCACGGAGCACCACGTAGGAGTCCGGTGCAGACCTGCAGGCGTCTCCCAGTTCCGCTAGCGCGTCCTGCACCAGGTTGCGCAGTGCTCCAGCATGCCCCTGAGAGACGCGACGTTGCCATCTGAGGGCTCTGTGCAGCAGCACAGGTATCACAATACCTGAAGCTGCAGTTGCGCTCCTCACAGGGCAACCTCGAGGGCCTAGCTGCGGGCAAAAGAAAACCCCCGGGCCGTCTGGCCCGGGGGTGGAACCAGCTGAGGTTTAGTTGGCCTCAGCCGGTTCCTCAAGGAGTTCGACGTACTCCTCGTCGAACTCCTCGCAAGTCCCTTCGTCACCCGCCTGATCGCGGCGGATCGCCGCGAGCAGGGCAGCGACGGCATCGACGTAAGCCTCGAGGCGTTCCGACTGGTAAGACGGCGTACCGTCGTACCAGTGGTACGCCTTCTGGACATGCTTAAGGATTTGGAGTGCCTTTCCCAGGTGCTCTTCGACTACCGCCGAATCGAAGCGGCATTCGTGTGTGTAATAGCTTGCCCAATCGAGGTACGACTGGGCGAGCCGGATCAAACCTGTCGCCCCGGGAACGCCGGGGTCGATAGCCTCGGCTTCGATATCCTTCAGAACCGCGACGACCTTGCGAAACCACGCGTATCGGTCCAACATGGTTCACCCCTTCCAGTTTCCCCCCGGGGCCCGCCCCCGGGGTCGACGGTGCGAGCCTGAAAGGGCCCGCACCCGCTGGGGAGGGGCGACTAGGCGTCGCCCTAGAGCAGGGCAGCGTCGTAGTGCCGCCCCGCTTCCTGGCTAACGCGGTAGAGGGCTTCCTCTACCGCGACGTCCCAACCCTCGAGTTTCTTGAGGGCCAGGGCCACCGCCACGTCAGCGATGTCCTCGCTGCTGACGAAGCGATGCTTCTCCTCATCGAGAGTCGACTCGATGAGGGCGACTGCCTCGTCGATGTGACTCTTCGCCTCGGCGATGAGGTCGCCGCGGTCTGTGCCCACTTCGTTCCACAGACCGTCGACGCTCCAATCGACGGCGCGGGGGATCACATTGAGAACGCGGAACACATCGTAGGTGACCATTGCCCTACCTCCTTCTGTCTCTCCGCGAGGGGCCCGCCCCCTCGCCGGTGACTCTATCGTAGCACACTGTTGACGCCGTGTCAAGGGTTGCGACAGTGATTCTCGAGGCAACTGCGTCACCCCGTTTTCCGCGACACGACACCGAAGTTGCCTCTTGCTCACTGCGCCCAGAACTGCTACCAACCGCCTCAGACTGCCAGCATCATCACCGCCGAATCACTGCGATTGCGCCGCTTCAAGCTACAACTTGGTAGGGTGGGGATGAGCGAGGCATGCGCCGTTTGAGCAGCCAGAGGCGAGGCAGCCGCCGCTTGAGGCGCAGGCTGCGCATCCGAACCCCCTCCCCCCACCCGGCACCTTACCCGGCACCGGCTCCCGACGCGGCGCTAGACCCCTCTCCGTTGTAACCCCAACTTTTCGCCCTCCTCTTGACAAAACGCACCAGGCTCCTCGCCTGGTGCTGCTGCTCCTGTTGCCACGTTAAGCAGTCTGTGACTCGCGTCTGTCCTCGTCGCGGATCACTCGTGAGGCGATGTACTGGAACACGCTATCCAGTGCCTCGCCGAAGGAGATCCAGGCATCGTTGACGTCATCGAGTCGCTGGAACGCTTGCCAGGTGTCGCCAGCGTAGACAAAGGCTGCTACTGTCTCTTGTAAGCGGCTCAGCTTCTCGATGAGGAGCCCGTCGGCATCGAGAACCGCTTGACGGTTCCGGCGCTGAGTGCCCACTCGATCCCCCTCGCTTCCATCCCACACACGATGACTGGATGCCCGCAGTCATCCCGGATCTCTCGGATAGTGCCATTCCCCAGGATGGCTTCGTACCCAGCATCGCGGACTCTCGCCACATCGAAATCGACCTGTCTCCCCCGCTTCCGCCACTCGACGAGGAGTCGCGTCGCAGTCTCAGTCTCGAGACGACGTATAGTAGCGCCACGCTTCATGCTCTGCTCCTTCCACCTGACAGGGATGCGGTTCGAGTGACCCACGGTACTGGCACCGGCAAGCGGGGAGTTCGCCCCGATCCTGGAACACCACCAGTGGCCTGGCAACTTCAGCGAGCCACGCTTCCACTTCCTCGCGTGGGAACCGTTCCACCGTCACCAATTCTCTCTTGACTGCACCGTCACGGTACGGCGTGACGTACCAGATCTTGAGCGCAGACACAGGGTACCCATTCGTCTCGAGGAGCCACCGGTAGACATTGACCTGGAAGACATGCTCCAGCTTCGGCAAGTCCCGAAACCGCGACGTCAGCTTGATGTCGTAGACAGTCCCCGTCTCCGCATCGTAGTAGTCGCAGGTACCCTTGACGGGCACAGGGATCCCATCGACACGGACTTCCCCCTCGAGGAAGAGTTCCGTAGTCTCCCCTCGCAACACGGCTGCATGGAGTGCACTGCCGAGGAGAGCTGCCCAGGTATAGTCGATCCTGACATAGTAGGGCACCACCGGCTTGAGGATGCGCAGCCGCGGGCACTCCAGTGCTTGCGACGGCGAGACCCACAGCCCATCGGTTCTTCGAGTCACCTGGTGTTCCAAGGCTTCCAGAGCGAAGAGTGGCCACCCAGCGAAGTGCCCCGTTTCAGCTGCTTGCTCCCTCGCTTGCGTAAATGGGATACACGCTCCCTCGATTATCCACCCGACTGCTGGCATCTCGTATCCTCTCTCGTACCCACTGGTGCCACTGCTCTCGTGGGAGAAGCAGCAACGCTTCCGACACGTCCTTCCCCTGTCGCCACCGCCAGCGGCGAGCCCGCTGTCCCAGCTTCTGACGTAACAGTTCCCAGGCTTGTTCTCCCGCTTCGTCCTGATCTGTTGCTACGTAGACCTCGCAGTAGCGAGGCAACACGCGGAGCACATCACCAGTCGCCTTGGCTCCAGCTGTCGGTGTCAGAGCATCGCACCCGAGTTCCACCAGCAACATGGCATCGAGTTCCCCCTCGCAGATGACCACTGGCCCCCTCCCAGGACTTGGGCGGAAGAGCAAGCAGCCTTGCCCACGGGGGTTGCGGTACTTGGGCGCTTCCTCGCCGAGGAAGAGGTCATCGCGACGAAACCGCACCCCCGTGACTCGTCTCCCGTCCCAGACGGGGATCACGAACCACTGCCCCGTGTGTCCCACGCGATACCGCTGGAGCATCCCTCGCGTGATCCCACGCTTGGCGAGTACCAGCTGGCGGAACTGCATCGGCCCCTCGAGGAGGTTCCAGTGCCAGAGGTGGAGCAGCCGCTGCCACCGCTGGTCAGCTGGTTGCCCCAGCTTCCCCTGCTCTCGGCTCCGCTCCAGAAGCCCCGGTTCCAGAGCAGCGAGGTCGATGCGTCCACAGCCACCGAAGCAGTAGGCATGCGTCTCGTAGATGGCCAGAGACGGCGTCGAGTCGTCGTGGAAAGGGCAATGGATCAATCGCGGCATCGCGTCACTCCCACGAGTGCCCCCACGCAGCGTCCACGAGGATCGGTACCTGGTCACCGAGGATCTCGGAAGCGGCGCATATCATCTCTTCCTGGACGAGAGCTGCAATCTCCTCAGCAGCTGCCGCAGGCACCTCGAGGACGAGTTCGTCATGGACTTGCGCTACCGGAGCCAGGTGCCAGAGTCGTGCCATCGCCAGCTTCATGCAGTCAGCAGCGGTACCCTGGATCGGGTGGTTCCCTGCTTGCCTGCGAATGGTTGCTTCGTCCTCCTCGCGGAACCAGCGTCGCCTCCCCGTCGCTGTCACCGCGTACCCACATCGCAGAGCCTGTTCTCCACAGTCAGCGAGGAAGTTTGCAGCTTGCTGGTACGTCTCGCGCCACGTGTCCAGTGCTCGCCTGGCTTCCTCCAGGCTGATCCGGATGCCTTGCGCTGCCAGTTCCGTGACGAGGCGACGAGGCCCCATCCCGTAGAGGGTGCCGAAGTTGACTTGCTTGGCCACCTTGCGTTGTTGCTCCGTCACGGCTTCTTCTGGAACACCGAAGATCCGTGACGCAGTGAGGGCATGCAGGTCTCGCCCCTCACGGAATGCCCGCTGCATCTCGCGGTCACCAGAGAGAGCAGCAGCGATACGCAACTCGATTTGCGAGTAGTCACAGGAGAGCAGGACGTGACCCGGCTTGGCCACGAAAGCTCTCCGGAACCCCGCTTTCTTCGGTTGCGCCATGAGGTTCGGGTTGCGACAGGATGCTCGCCCTGTCGCTGCCCCGATCTGCTGCCAGTCCGGGTAGATGCGCCCTTCCTCCGTGTGCTCCAGGATCTGTTCTGCGAACTGCACCAGCTTCTCGAGTTCGCGCCAGCGCAGGATCCCGCGGATCACGTCGTCAGTCACGTTGTCGAGACCGAGGGCCGCCTTGAGGGTGCGACTCTGGGTATCCGACAACGGGTCGAGACCACGTTCCGCAAAGAGGTCAGCGAGTGCTGCTCCCAGTTGTTCCGGTGACCCCAGGTTGATCACGGCATCGAGGTTGACCTTGGGGACAGGAGGACGCGGGTGCTCCTGGCGGAACCGTTGCCCACAGCGCTTGAGGAACTTGTCTCTCCCCGCTGGTGTCGCGAACCAACTCGCATACTCGTCCTCGCTGACGGGACGCTTGCCCAGCTGCAACCCGACCCACTCCTGAGCCCCACGAGAGCGGAGGACAGGGTCTGCCTGCGCTGCGTCCCAGAAGCGTGACTGTTCCGCCAAGTACTCCTCGAGACGCTCTTCCCACTCCGCCAGCTTCGCGAGGGCTGCTTCCTGTTTCGCCACACGCAATTGGTAGACACGCTTGGTCAAGGCATCCTCGAGGACAGTGGCCACAGCACCCCGCTCCGCTTCCCAGGTTCCTCGCAACTCGGCGACGATGTCCAAATCGACACCGATCCCATTGCGCTGGAGCGCAAAGAACCCACGAGCAGCCAGGTGCTCGAGTGTCACCACACGACGCAGCTGGTAACGGTCTACCAGTACCCGCTGTCGCTCCATGATGGGCAAGAGGACAGCAGCATCGAGGCCCGCATAGGCGACCTGCTCCTGACTCAGGTCACTGCCATCGAAACTGGTCTGCCACTGCTTGTCCAGCGTCAAGCCGAGATAGCGTTTCGCAGCACCAGCCAGTGTCGCGTCCTCCGCTTGCAGCAACTGCTCGACCAGCTTCGTGTCCCAGAACCAGTCCGGGTACCCGCACCCGTAGACGACATCGAGGAAGACGAGGTCGAAGATCCCATTGTGCACCACGACACCACGCGGGAAGACGACAGTCTGGAGCCATGTCTTGACCCGTTGCGCATCGTGACTGCGGACATCGACTACCGTGACAGTGTCCCTGGTCGCGATGCTGACCACGACCACCTGGTGCTGGCGTGGGGAGAGCCCAGTGGTCTCGATGTCGAGACCGACTGGGCTCTCTGCCTCAAGCTGCGGTAACTCGCTGCTGTAGCTGACGCGCATCCCACAGTCCCCCAACGACTTTCTGCACCAGCTCGGCGACAGGAGCCGGATGTAGTACCAGGTCAGCATCCTCCGGGACGATTTCGTTCTCCGAGTGGTGCAAGGCGAACTCCTCTGGCAACGGCTTGTACGACCCCAAGAGGTAGACGACGTAGAAACCCCGTTCACGACACCAGGCGAGTTCGTTCTGGAAGCGGAGGTCATCGATGATGATGCCACCGTCACCAGGCCAGCGGTTCTCCAGGAGCTTGATGAAGATCTCGGCATCGTAGTCCCGCAAGACTGTCCCCACTTGCTGGAGGACACCACGCGGATACGGTTCGCGGAACCCCCACAAGCGGCACGCTTCCTTGAGTGGCGTACTGAAGCTGTACTGCGGTAAGGAGAGGAGCGAAGCGAGTTTCTTCGCTAGTGTTGACTTGCCTGCTCCGCTCTTTCCTGCAAGAGCGAGACGAGCTGACCGCAATCCCTCAGTTCCGAGTAACGTATCTCCCATTTCTCACCTCGCATCCGTACTGGTGGCCGTGAGACGATCCGCTTGAGAAAATCCTCTCGCGTCGCCCATCCCACGACATCGAAACCGTCCAGTGGTGTCCACCCCTCCTCTCCAGCTGGCCAGACGAGGACATACAAGTCGGCGACGAGTTCTTCCCAGAACCGTAACCCTCGGGTAGCCAGATCCGTGTTCCGCACCCGGCGGAACTTCACGTCGATTGTCCGGCCATAGGCTGTCTCCCGCGGGAGGACGAGGTCGATACCACCATCGCCACCCGGCAACACCTTCACCTCATGCTTGCAACCGAGGAGCGAAGCGACACAACGCTCTGCACACAGCGAGTAGAGCCGCGATGCCAAGCTACTCACGCCCCAATTGGTATTGCCGAAACGTCTCTTGCTGCACTCTATCGCTGCAGCCACCTGCGCCAGCTCCAAAACCTCCTCAGGAGGAAGCGTCACCAGCATCTTCCACCAGCTCCACCCACGCTTCCAACGGGAGGATCACGTACACGGCTCCACGCCTGTACCCTGAACCCCCAGTGACTGCAATCGCCCACCGCTTCCCCGTTTCCCACTTCCGCTGATATCCGTACATTTGTTCTAGCCACGATTTCAGTTCATCGGTGCTGCGGAGGACAAGGCCACGACGATACTTGGCTTCGATGCGCCAGTTGCGCCACTCGATGTCACCGTCGTGACCAGGCCAGCGGTACCCACCGAGCCGCTTGGCCAGTCGCTTCTCGAACTCGTACCCACGTCGCCTCCCGACGGGCTTCCGCCGGAAGAGCACCACAGTATCGTTGTCACTTTCTGCCGTTCCGTCAAAGGTGCGGAAGTACCAGGACTCAGCTTTCGCTAGTGACCTCTCCTCCTGGTCACCACGCGGGACGTCAGTGTGCTGCACCGTCTGGGTGACCTTACGCTGAGGGCGCTGCGGCATCTTGGTGTCAGCGAAGCGGACTGTCTCAGGGTAGAACCAGAGCCGGATCTCGCCCACTCGACCACTGCGGGCTTTGGCGACGATGAGAGTGGCATCCTGTGGCAAGCCACTCGCTGCTGCACTGAAGCGTGGTTCGCGCCAGAGCAACCAGACGTTGTCCGCATCCTCCTCGATGCGCCCTGACCCACGTAGATCCGAGAGGTCAGGCAACCGCGACTCGTTCCTCCCACCAGTCCGTTCCTTGGCTACCTGACGGTTCAACTGGGAGACGAGGAGGATGGGGATGCCGAGTTCATTCGCCAGATCCTTGCACCCTTGCGATATCGCCGACACCCTGCGGTACTCGTCCTCGATGACGCCATACGACAGGCGTTGCAGGTAATCGATGACGACGAGGACGACACCACGCGTCGCGTGGTAGGTACGCACCAGAGTTTCTACCTCGTTCCAGTCGAACCCGCGACCTGCTTCGATGACCAGGACGTCCTCGTATTCCGCCAGGTCAGCCAGTGCTCCTCGCCACGCTTCTCGTTGTTCCGGCGTCGCTCTCCCCCACTCGATGTCGGACAAGCTCACGCCACTCCGCTGCGACGCGACCCGCGCCACCAGTTGCGCTGCCGTCATCTCGGGACTGATGTAGAGTACCACTCGCCGGTGGCGGCCTTCCCGCTCCGCTTCCGCGATTTCCCACTCAGCAGCGTGGACAGCAATGGCTAGGCTCAAGGACGACTTGCCATGCGAGGTTCTCGCTGCGAGTACCGTGACTTCCCCACGACGCAACCCACTGGTGAGAGCATCGAGAGAGGGAAACCCCGTCGGTACCCCACGCGGTTTTCCTGGTTCTGCTGCCCAGCGAGCCTCCTCCTCGAGGAGGATGGCGACGACAGACCGCAGCGTCATCAGCTGTTCCACTTCCGCAAGATGTGCACCAGAAGACCGATGGGATTCTTGACGTCCTTAGCCGTCTTGACACGCTGGAGAGCACGCTCCAGTTGCGCTTCGTCGCGAGCCAGCGACGCGACGACCTCCAACGTCTCCGGTTCGACAGCGACACCGAGGATGTCCTCGACCATGAAGGCGACTGCCGTCGGTGTCAGCTTCGGCCCCTTCCCATTCGGTGTCACCACCGTGATCCGCTGCTTGCGCAGCTCCTCCAGCAAGAGCGCGATGAGTGCCACTTGCATCCGCTGCAAGCGCGGTGTCTCGATTCCCTCGAGTGCCTGTGCCAGTTCAAGCACTTCCTCAAACACCTTCGTCTCCACTGTCTTCCCCCTTCAGGTAGGTCAAGAGTGTCGCCTTCCGCAAGCGCAACGCTTTGGCTGCCAGTTGTGCCGAACCGACAATCCGGTGGACGATGCGGACTCTCTCGCGAAACCGCTCCGTCGCTTGCCGCGGCACCGGTGTCCGCGGGTAGCAGAGTCCATCCTGTTCCCCGACTTGTCGCAAGCCGACGACGACGTCCCCGTAGACTGTCGCGATGTCGTCGAGGAGTTTGAGGGAACCAGGTAGCGAGAAGAAGGACGACAGGATCACTTCCGCTTGCCGGTTGATTGCCATGGGGACAGCACCGTGACGGCGAGACAGGACGGAGAGACCATCGGCTGTCTCCGCATCGAGACCATACGTCTCCACGAGGAGCTGGCGGACTGAGACCAGGCGCCCCTTCTCGAGTCGCCAGAAGCGGTGGTACCCCCACAGGAGAGACCGCAAGAAGGACAAGAGGGCGAACACGAGATAGGAGACGGGAGCATCCTCACCCATCCGGTACACCGAGTCGAGGTACCCCTGCGTCAAAGGGTCACCAACACTATCCGGGAAGTACTCCGGGTCACGAGAACCGAGGAGGATTGCCAAAGCTTCGTCTTCAGCTGACGGTGCTGTCGTCTCCAGTTGCTCGCGTTCCCACCAGCGTGGTGGCAGTGGCATCGGGCCATCGCCGAGGAGAGCGAGGGCGATCTCGCTTGCCAGTTCCCGGTAACTCGGGAACGCTTTGGCCACCAGCGTCTCGAGGCGCTTGAGGAAACGTTCCCGGTGCTTCCGGTTCCACTTGATACCAGCATCCTCAGCCTGTTGCAGCTGTTCGACCAGTGCCAACAGTTCCGCCGCTGCATCCATCAGGATCCTCCCTGCTTCGCGCAGCGGTAGCAGAGCAGGTAGCCGCGGATCCGCTTGGAGACCTCAGCCGACTTCTCGGACATCGCAACACCGCACCGAGAGCACCGGTTCGGCTCTGCTGCTTCCTCTGTCTCGTTGTCCTCGATGTCAGCGAACTCCTCCTTGAGATTCGCATCGAGGTTCAAGGCATCAGCCAGGGCCCTCGCCTTCGCCCTCGTATGCGCCAGTCGTGGCGCGTGGACAGCGACACCGCGGTTCGCATTTTCGACACTCGCGTCCCCGACACCATGGAAACGCACCAGCGTCCCATCTGGTTCCCGGAAGACCGCGTAGACTTCCGCGACCCAGTAGACGACTTCGCGCTTCCCATCAATGGACGGGACACGGTAACACTGCAGCGGCGCCGCCTGCTCGAAACCCACGAGACCGTGCTGGTAGGCCAGGTTGAGGACGTCCCGATACCGGTAGACCTTCGTTTCTTGCCCACCAGCACGGATCGTGGTCTTCGGGAGATTATGTTGCGTCCTGTCGTACCGTGCCACCGGTTCCTCCTTCCTGGACTCACTGTACCTAACGAGAACCATGGTGTCAAGATCTGACGCCATGACAACCTTGTTGCAGCTAGGCAGCCTGAGTAGAATGGGAGAAGATGACAACGCCAGGTACTGACGGGGACAGCACCTGGTGCAGATGGAAGCAAAGCAGTGACTCCACTGCTCCCCGACTGCCGGTCAAATCGGCGCGAGCCAGTTGGCTCGGGAAGTCAGCGACCTGGAGTGTGCAACAGGAGACCGAGTGCTGCTGCCTGCTGGGGCAGTTGCCCCAGGAAAAAGCGACACCGGTACCCGTACTGACCCTGCTGCGGGGGCCGGTGACTCGGCGGGTGACGCTCAGCACGCTGGACACCCGGCAAAAACCAGCGGCTCGTCGCAGGGCGGGATCGGGAAGTACGACGGGGTTCTGGGATCTTTCCCGAATGGGGTACCAGGGGCGGGGGGACATGATGGTGTCTCTGTTGCAAGGTGCCGAGGCCTGTGATGCCTCGGCCCTGGGAACCGTGGGAAACCAGGGTTAGCGAGGAGGGATCAGGTGCAGGAACTCTATCACGAGGTAACGCTGCCAGGTGGCTGGGTGTACCGGGTCATCAGCAGCGACGGGTACACCAGTTACCGAGTCATCAGGCGTGACGGGTGGGTCGGGCTCTTCTCCCGGCGTCATGATGCTCTCAAGTGGTTACAGGAGGACGATAGTGTCCAAGAAAACCAGCAAGAAGCCGAAACTGGGGACTGGTGAGCGGTTCCGCCAGCTGGTGGCAGAACTCAGTCGCAAGGGTGCCAAGGATCCGGAAGCACTCGCAGCAGCCATTGGCCGCAAGAAGTACGGCAAGAAACGGTTTCAAGAACTGAGCCGCAAGGGGCGAAACGGCTGAAGCAGCTTCGCGAGGGAACGGTGACCCTGTTCAGGAGACGGATATGGGTCTAGCTGTACTCCTTCTCGCAGCACTGGCGTTCTCGCTCTTGTCGTTCTGCACCCTGATGTTGCTCGTTGAGTTCTGGAATACCTTCGACCTCGTGGCCACACTCGCGTTCATTGTCTCCTGTCTGGCGTGTACGGCGTTGTCCGTTGCGGTTGGATAGAGGACGCCAGAGTAGCAGAGGTCAACGCAGCAGACAGTGGCAGGTGTTGCAGTGGGTTGCGCAGGAGGAGAGCAAGGCATCATGACGGAGCAGTCGTGCAATTGTTGCTGCTGCACTGGTGACCGCGACCCAGTGCAGGAACTCCAGCAGTTTGGTATCAGCGTCGAAGACCACCCAGAACTGCGCCATGTACTCGAGAAGTACCCTGACCTCGTTCCCTTGTTGCAAGGAGCTGCACGGTTCCTGCACCACCGTCTGCCACGAGTTGCGCTTCACCTCGAGTGGTACTGCGACCCTGAGATTCCAGAGGATACGTACCCGGTCATCCTGGTGCGCATCCCATCCTACGAGGATGAAGCAGAGATCCGTAGTCTCATCTCTGCAGTGGAAGACGCCAACATGATCCTGAGTGTTGCCTCCCACTGGGTCATGGCAATGGCGGACTTCCATACGGGTGTCGCCAGTGTCTCTTGACTGCTCCGAGATACGATACACGATGCTGTCCTGGAGCTACTCGCTCTGCAGCTGGAACTGCTCCGGGGCGAGGTGACAGAGGAGCAGGGGTGGCAGTGGCTCATCGACTTCTTCGAAAGTGCCAGTGCCTCGGCACTGGTTCTAGCGAGAGAGCAGGGCATGCTGTCGTGAACCAGCAGGCTCAAGCCGTCATCGTGTCTTGTACGCCACGGGAGAGGATGGCGATCCATCGTGAGACCACGGAGTGACCTCGAGTACACGCGGTTCTATCCGGAGATCCGGAAAGTAAACTTCGCTGCGAATGCGACACTGAGTGACCCCGTTGACCTCGATGGGACGACGCTGGTGGGGATGATCTTGCCGGACAATTGGGACACCGCTCCAGTCACCTTCCAGGTCTCCATCGATGGTGTCAACTGGTTCAACCTGGTCAAGCAGTCCGGTACTCTCGTCCAGACTGGCCAGACGGGTGGTCGCTACTATGTCTTCGAGCAGCAACCCCTGACCGGTATCCGGTTCATCCGCTTGCGCAGTGGCACCGACTCCTTACCTGTCCCGCAGACTGGTGACCGCGTCGTCCTCCTGGTCTGCCGCGCACAAGACTGATGGGAATCCCGATGCGAGTGATCCGGCGCACCACGACTGTCGAAGCCATCCGCCTCGCTCACCCGACCATCGTCGAGGCACCGGCTGGCGACTTCCGCGGGAGACCAGGTGACTGGCTGGTGGTGACGAGTGACGGGGAACAGCTGGTCGTCAGGGACGAGGATTTCCGCAAGTGGTACCAAGTGACGAGTCCAGCGGAGGAGACGCTCCTCTGGCGCTTGCGCCGCATGCTCCACACTGCTTTCCAGGTGGCAGTGACCTTCTGGGGCGAGCAGGACACGAAGGTGCAGCGACTGGCTGACCTCCTCCTCAGCCAAGAGCTGCAACGCGCTATCCAGCGTGTCAAGCAACGGTTCCACCAGCACTTCACGGCGCTTCTCGGGAGCAGCGAGGCTGCGACGCAGGCCCTCTCCCGCTTGGAACGGGAGACACCGGACACGCTCCTCGTCTTCGTCCTCGACGACCTGGCTGGACACTACGACGACGAGGACGCCAGGAGAGTCGCTGAGATGGTGGTGAGCACATGACGAACCTCGAGGAGATCCGCCCTCTCCTCCGTCAACCTGTCGAGACGAAGAAGCGAAAGAAGGCAGCAGTGAAGAAGCGACGCGTGGTCAAGCGAGAAGAGACCAAGAACTTCGTCGTCGAGGACTACCGCAACCCGCCGAAGAAGGACATCAAAGGGTACCGCAGCATCAAGCAACCGGATGGTACCGTGGTGACTGTCGCCATCATGAAGAAAGCTGGCCCGCGTGGTGGCAAGACACGCGTGACCAGCGTCAAGAAACCGAAGCGGAAAACATGACCACTCAGCGTCTCTTCTCGACCATGAGCTGACCGAAGTGTTTCTGCACCAAGTTGTGGAACTCACTGGTCGCACCAGGGCTCCAGTAGGCGAAGATGGGTTCCAGGTGCACGGCCAAGCGACGTCGCTGTTCTGCATCCAGTCGCCTCTCGATAGTCGCCAGTTGCCGCGACAGCTCACCGACCTCTTGCGACGGAGCGATGTCCGCTCCCGTCAGTGCCGCGATGGTCTCCAGGCTGACTCCGAGGAAGTTCGCCAGCTTCACCGCGTCACGCAGGTCGAGTTGCGGGAGCAACCCGGATTCCAACCGGTTGATGAAGTGGTGCGGGAGACCCACCTTGCGCCCCAGCTCCCGTTGCGAGATACCGAGGCGTTCCCGCAAGTCGCGGAGGAGGGCACCGAAAGCGGCCAGGTTGGGGTCAACGCGCCGACCACGTTGTGCTTCTGTGGTCACTTTTGCCACGGCTTCCCTCCTCGTCTTCACACTAATCTATGCCAACGCGTCAACGTTGTCAACTGTTGTAACGGAAAGGTGAGGCGATGAGACCGACAGTCTTCGGTGCTGCGCCAGGTTCGAAAGAGTACCTGCGTCGGCAGAAGGCGCTCCTCGACTTCCTCGCTCTCGGCCCAGCCCGGAGCATCGAAGTCTTGTGGCAACGCTACGTCGATGTGCGGCGGCAGGATCCCAAAGGGGTGCTGGGCATCCGGGAGACGGTGCCGACGACCTCGAAGGGGACACTCTACCGGTGGGCCAAGGAAGACCGCTGGTACGAGCAAGCGGCGGCCTATGACGCAGAAGTGGCCGAGAGGGAACGACGAGAAGTCGAGAAAGTCCGCCAGCGGGTGCTGGAGGAGATGGCACTCTTCGCCCCGGCTGTCGTCGAGGAACTCCGCAAGATCATCCTCGAGGGGAAACCGGAACTGAAACTCAAGGCTATCGAGACCTGGCTTGACCGCCTCGGTATCGTGAGGTGGAGTGTCCCCGAGGTCACGCGGAAGCAACTCGAGCAAGCGTCCCGGCAACGAGAACAGCAGCAACAGGAAGTCTCGCTCATCGAGTCGGTGCCACCGGAGGACGCTCCGGAAGAGGTGTGGGCCGCGTGGCTGGCCAAGTTGCAGGAGCAATCCTAGATGCGACTCCCTGACCACCCACCGACGCTCAGAGAACGCGGGATCCTCACGGTTGCTGCCCAGAAGGATCCCAACCTGCGGCAGGCGATCCGAGAGCGCTGCCGCCGTGACCCCGCTTTCTTCATCAACTTCGCCTGCTGGACATTCGACCCACGCAAGGAGAACCCGCATATCCCCTTCATCCTCTATCCCTACCAGATCGACCTCATCCATTGGCTCGAAGAAAGGTTGGTGCAGAAGGAAGACGGGGTCATCGACAAGAGTCGCGACATGGGGGTCTCCTGGGTCATCATGGCTTGGCTCCTCTGGCACTGGCTCTTCGACGAGAGTTTCCAGGCCCTCATCGGGTCGCGATCCGAGTACCAGGTTGACAACCGGCTCATCGACTCACACTTCGGCAGGCTCGAGTACCTGATCCAGCGCTTGCCTTCTTTCCTCAAGCCGCAAAAGTTCTCCTTCCGGCAGCACCGGCACCACATGAAGCTCGTCAACCCGGAAAACGGGGCTGCCATCAAAGGGGAAGCCAGTCACGGCAACTTCGGGAGACAAGGTCGTTTCAATGTCGTCTTCTTCGACGAACTCGCCTTCTGGGACAAGGAACGACAGTTCGCAGCTTGGCGCTCTGCTTCCGAAGCGACCAGGACACGGATCGCCGTCTCGACTCCCAATGGTGCCGAGAACCTCTTCTACCAGCTCGTCCACGAGGGCAAGACACCTCACCTCCGGATCCACTGGTCGCTCCACCCGGAGAAGGATGAGGAGTGGTACGAAAAGCAACGCCAGCGCCTCACCGACGTGGAGCTGGCAGCCGAAGTCGACATCTCTTACCACGCTGCCGACTCGGAACTGGTCTATCCGGAGTGGCAGGATGTCGTCTTTACCGAAGTCTCCTACTGCCCATCCTGGCCACTCTACGTGTCCTGGGACTTCGGTTTCGATACCAGCTGCTGTATCTGGTGGCAGCGCGACCTCGAGACAGGTCGCGTCGTCTGCCTCGATGCCGTAGAACGCAAAGGTGTGACTATCGACTGGTTCGTCCCTTTCTTCACCGGCGAGATCCCACCTGACCGCTTGCACCTCTACACGGTGGAAGACCGAGCCAAGGTCGAGGCGCACCGTGGCTGGGGACATGCGGTGCACTTCGGTGACCCCGCTGGTGGCAACCGACATGTCGGCACAGGCCTCTCTGTCCTCGATGTGTTGCGGAACCACGGGATCTACGTCTATACGAACAAGCAGGCTCGCGATTTCGTGACCAGGCGCCACATGACGGCCATGGGTCTCCGCGAGACAGTCTGCAACATCGCGGATGGCCCAGTCTCTGCTCGTATCGTCGATGAACGGATGCGGGCAGCGCGAAAAGGGAAGGACGGCAAGCCGCTCCACGATGTCACCTCGCATATCCGGAGTGCTGTCGAGTACTTCTTCGTCAATGTTCCCCCATTCCGGAGACGCGAGAGGCCACAAGCGGCACGTCGCCTCATGCGCTACGATGTCCTGTTTGGAGTGAGGTGAGCTGGTGGTACTCCCGATACCAGGTATGCCGGGAAAACCAGAAGGTGACCCGGAACTGGACTTGCACCAGATCGCGCTAGCGGAAGCACTAGCGTCCCTCCAGTCCGAAGTCGAGCAACCGCAGCAACGCAACCGGCGGCAGCGCAAGGCGTCACGCAAGCCGAGTTCGGATATGATCTTGCGAATGGCTCGCCGGGCTGAGAACTTTTGGTCAGAGCGCGACACGCGCATGGACGAGGACTTCGCGCTCTACCAGAACAAGTTCGTGAGCCAGAGTCGCTTCTACGACGCGCTCCTCGGCAGCAATACGGCAACGAGTACCAGTGGGGAAGTCATCACGCGGAATATCCCTTGGGTACTGGTCGAGAAGGCCGCTTCGATCTTGGGGAAAGCGAACCCCTCCATCGATGTCATCCCGCAAGACCCCCGCCTGCGGGACGCAGCACAGCGAATCGAGGATTTCTTGCGCTGGTGCTGGGAAGTCTGGAACCGGCGCTGGATGGCGACGCTCCACGGCCCCATCCTCCGCGACATCGCGCATTTTCTCTGTCTCCGCGGGTGGGTGACGATCCGAGTCCGCTACGACCCCGATACTCCAGACGGTGACCTTCCGGTCTACGTGGAACTGGCTGACCCGAGACAGGTCTACCCTGTCCTCGGTTCCTCAGGACTGAGGGCCGTCATCCACAAGCGGTACATCACTGTCGGGGAACTCCTCGACGAGTGGCCCGAGGCAACCAAACGCTTCGGTGAACGTGATGAAGACGACATCGTCGAGGAGATCGCCTATTACGACGATACCTGGCATGCCGTCCTCGTCGATGGGCAGTGGGTCAAGCAACCGACGCGTCACGATTACGGATTCATCCCCTGGGTCGTGGCGACTGGACTCGGTTCTCCTGTGAGGGCAACGACCAACGACAAGGACAGCTGGGTACGCGACGTCGGGCAGTCGATCTTCTCCGGTATCAAGCAGTCCTACTTGGCTCTCAACCGGCTCCTCAGCCAGCTCGCGACGGAAGTCTCCCGCGTCGCCAACCCACCGACAGTCTACTACTACGACCCAGCTCGCCCCGATGAGCCGCGGCGCATCGACCTCGATGCGGGGGCGACGAATTTCTTGTACTTCGACAGGGAGCGGGTGGAGATCCTGCAACTGACGCCCAATCCTGCCAATTCCGCACCAATCATCAATGCTCTCATGGATGACATCGAGAAGGGCGGGCTGCCTGGTGTCCTCTGGGGAGTCGGGCAAGGGTCTGGTTTCGCCTTGTCCTTGCAGGCCGATGCGGCGATGGACACGCTGCAGCCACTGACGCAGACGATGGAGCGGATCATCGAGGAAGTCAATTACCGAGCCCTCGAACTCATCAAGAACTTACATGACCGCCCCATCGGCTACTTCACGCGAGACCCAGTCACTGGAGTTTGGCGATCCGGTATCGCGGTGACACCGGATCTCATCGATGCTGTCGGGACACGCAGTGTGGTGCGCTTGCGCAAGGTGCAACCGCGTGACCGCGTGGCCATGGCGCAACTCGCTGCGATGTTGACGGACAAGAAGCTCATCTCCCTGGAGACAGCTCGCGACGAGTACCTCGGTCTCGACAACCCGCAGCGAGAGAACGAGAGAGTCCTGGCTGATCTGGCGTACCTCGACCCGGATGTCACCAAGGAAGTGCTGATCCC